TGGGAAACTAGCACTGAAAATGCTGCTGTCAGAGATAATGCCATCGATGGTAGTATTAAAACAGTTATCATTAAGAACAGAGGAGTTGGATTAGGAACTGCAAATAGAACATATACCAGAGTGCCAATTAAGGGTGATGGAAGTGGTGCTGAGTGTACTGTTGTAATTAACAATGATCAACAGGTTGATAGTGTAACTATTTCAAATCAAGGTAAAGATTATAGTTTTGGAAATGTAGATTTAGTCGCTGGTGGTGTTCCAACTGGAAGTACAATTCCATCTCTTGATGTTATTATTTCACCTCCAGGTGGCCACGGAAAAGATATCTATAGAGAACTTGGTGCATCAAATGCCCTTCTTTATGCCAGAATTGAAAATGATGATGAGAATCCAGATTTTATCACTGGTAATCAAATCGCAAGAATTGGAATTGTTAAAAATCCAAAGGCGTATAATTCAACATCCACTCTTTCATTATCAAAAGCAAGTGCTGTTTATGCGATTAGATTAACTGGCGCTGGATATAGTTCAGCAACATTTACTGCAGATTCTTTGATTGAACAAACTGTAGGAACTGGCGTGACGGCCGTTGGAAAGGTTATTAGTTATGACCAAGTTACTGGTGTTTTAAAGTATTGGCAGGACAGAACTCTGGCAGGATTTAATACTGTAGGAACTGCACAAACTAACCCAGTGTATGGATACAATTTGACACGTTTTTCATCAACTGTAACTGGAAACGGAAGCATTGAAATTGTTGGAACTACCTCTGGATTGAACATTGCAACTACTTTCAGCGGTCTGTCAACCACTCTAAATAATAGAACATATTACCTTGGTCAATCATTTACGAATGGTTTGTCAAATCCAGAGGTTGCAAAATATTCTGGAGATATAATTTATGTTGACAACCGACCCGCTATTACCAGGTCTTCTAATCAAAAGGAAGATATTAAAGTCATACTGCAGTTCTAATAAACCATGGCCCAACAAACCAACCTCAATGTATCCCCATATTTTGATGATTTTGATTCGTCAAATGATTATTACAAGGTTCTTTTTAAGCCAGGTTATCCTGTTCAAGCGAGGGAGTTAACTGGTTTACAGTCCATACTTCAGAACCAGATTGAAAAGTTTGGCACCCACATGTTTAAGGAGGGTGCTAAAGTTATTCCCGGAAATACAACATTTGATACTGGATATTATGCTCTCGAACTCAATGACACTCATTTAGGAGTTCCAATTGAATCTTATCTTTCTCAGTTGGTTGGGAAAAAAATAATTGGTCTTAGTTCTGGAGTTACTGCAGAGATCGTAAATTTTATAACTGCAGATGAGAGTGAAAGAAGTAATACCACAGTATATGTTTCATACCTATCAACGGGTGTTGATAATGTTCAGTCTGTATTTTCTGACGGAGAACTTTTAACATCAGATTCTGATATAGTTTCTGGTCCTGAAAATAATATCTTTATACCTGCAGGAGAATCAATTGCATCAGCGATTTCTGAAAATGCAACTTCTGTTGGGTGTGCATTTTCAATAGACAACGGCGTTTATTTTGTAAGAGGCACCTTTGCAAATGTAAATGCTCAAACGTTAATTTTAAGTCAATATTCAAACACACCCTCATTAAGAATTGGTTTTAGAGTTTTAGAAGAGACTGTAAACTCTGATGAGGATGAATCTTTAACTGATAACTCAAAGGGTTTTAATAATTATGCAGCTCCTGGAGCAGACAGATTAAAAATTACCTGTTCATTATTTGCAAAAGATTTAGATGATTTAAATGATGCTAATTTCGTTGAGTTAGTAAAAGTACAAGATGGCGTTTTAAAAACTGATTATAATAGAAATACATCACAATATAATTTAATTGGTGATGAACTTGCAAAGAGAACATTTGCAGAATCTGGAGACTATACTGTAGTTCCTTTTGATGTTAATACAGTAGAGGCTTTAAACAACGGTATTGGAAATGGTGGTATCTATGAGGAAGGTCAGAGAACTCCTGATGGATCTGTAGTAAGTGATGACATCGGTTTATACTCTATTTCACCTGGTAGAGCATTTGTAAAAGGGTATGATGTAGAAACTATTTCTGACACCCTGGTAGAATTTCCAAAACCAAGGTCTACTGCCAAGTTAACTAATCAGGCAGTAAACTACAATACTGGTATAACCGTTCGTGTTAATGGTGTTCATGGATCTCCTCAGATTGGTGTAGGAAATACTTATATTGTAAGTTTAAGAGATCGAAGAGTTGATGGTTCGAGAGATACAGCTGATGGGCAAGAAATTGGTTTAGCAAGAATATATGACTTTGCTCTTGAGTCTGGATCATACGATGCTCAAAATGGAAATGTCAATCAATGGGATTTGTCCCTGTTTGATGTTCAGTTCCAAACAAATATTACTCTTAACGAGTCAACTACGCTCTCTGTTCCAACATTTGTAAAAGGAAAATATAGCGGAGCGACTGCTTTCTTAAGAAGTGATGTTTCTAATAGCACCTCCATATCTGTATATGAGAAAACTGGTGACTTCTTGGTAAATGAACCATTTATTTTTAATGGTATCGAAGATTCAAGAGTTGCTACTGCAGTGACATCATTCGGAATGTCTGATGTGAAATCTGTTTATGGTGGTCCTCAAGTATCTGTAGGTCCAGGTGCTACTGGTATTGGTCAAACTTTTAATGCAGATACAATTCAAAAAGTTGTTGTCGAAATTGGTCCTGCCAGAATTGCTGGAAGAGATAGAACAACTGGTCTTAGCTCAGTCACCAGCACAAATCCAAACTTCCCAGGTATTTTAAAAGTTAATAGTCTGGTTCGATTCACTAACACTGCTGGAGCTGCCTCTACAACGACCACAGCAAGGGTTGTTAGTGTTGGATCGTCTAGTATTGATATAATTGGTGTTACCACGCTTCCAGGGACTGCTGATGGCACTATCCCTGCTGTAGGAGCAGGTAATCTTCAAAATGTTAACGACTTTAAAATTGTTGCAACTCCTTTAGCAGACGCTAATAACAATAGATTATACACTGAAATGCCTAAGAGAAACATCTCTGATGTTGATCTTTCTGATGCTCAACTAATCATTAGAAAATCGTTTGACGTTATCATCACCACAGATGATCAACTTAATTCTGCTGTAACTGCTGGAGATAACGAAACCTTCTTACCATTTGATGAGGAAAGATATTCTCTTGTCAGAAATGATGGAACAATTGAAGTTCTTACATCTGATAAAATGGCATTTACTAGTGGTAATACCATTCTTCAGATTAATAACATTGGAACTGATTTGTCTGCCAACATGGAGGCAAAATTAATCACTACGATTAAGAAACTTAAGCCAAAAGCAAAAATTAAGAGAAAGAATAGAGTAAACACTGTTGTTATTACTGCATCTAAGTTAAATGGGTCTGGTATTGGAGCTACAACTTTAAATGATGGTTTGTCTTTTGGCACCTTCCCATTTGGAACTAGAGTACAAGACGAAAAGATTTCAATCAACAGCGGAGACGTTCTTGATGTATTAGGTGTTTTTGAATCCTTTGACACTGCTGATCCAACAGCACCTAGAATGACACTAACGTCTATTTCTTCTGTTGCTGGAAAAACATCCGATTTAATCATTGGGGAAAGAATCACTGGAACAGATTCTGGCGCAGTTGCGATAGTTGCTGAAAGAGAAACTGATACTAGAATCACTATTCTCTATCAGACTGATGGTGTCTTTAGAGAGGGAGAATCTGTTAAATTTGCAGAATCAAACTTACAAGCAGTCATCACTACACTGGATGATCCAAGTAAAGATGTATCTGCAAATTATACTTTCAATACTGGTCAGAAGGCAACGTTCTATGGCCATGGATTTTTAACAAGAAAACCAAACGTAAAAGAACCAAGCAAAAGATTAAAAATCTACTTTGAAAGTGGTTACTATGAATCATCTGATGATGGAGATATTACCACTAAAAATTCATATGATACTTTTGATTATGGTAGAGATATTCAAACAATTAATGGTAATAGAAACACTGATATTATTGATATCAGACCTAAAGTTTCAAGTTATACCATTGCAGAATCAACCAGATCACCTCTTGAATTTTTAGGTAGAAGTTTTACCACATCAGGAAACTCAGCCACAAATATTTTAGCATCTGACGAATCTATCACTACAAATTATTCTTTCTATGGGGGAAGAATTGATAGATTATATGTTGATCAGGGTGGTGGATTCAGACTTGTAACTGGTCTTCCCGCAGAAGATCCAGAAAAACCAGATCCAATCAACAATGCTCTTGAAATTGCAACCATTGAGTTACCACCATATCTCTACAGAATAGAGGATGCCTCGATATCTTTCTTAGATCATAAGAGATTTACCATGAGAGATATTGGTAAACTTGAGGATAGAATTAGGAATCTTGAGTATTACACGTCTCTTTCAATGCTTGAGACTGAGACTGCTAATTTGTTTATTCCCGATAACGCTGGTCTCAATAGATTTAAATCAGGATTCTTTGTAGATAATTTTACATCTTTCCAAGCTCAGGAAGATGACATTAAAATCAAAAACAGTATTGACCAAACAAATAAAGAATGTAGAGCAACCCACTACACAAATGCTGTTGATTTAGTTCTTGGTCCTGTTGAAGGAGTTGATTTAACTCAAGATAGTAGATCAAGAGCTCCTGAAGGAACTAATATCAGGAAGACTGGTGATATTATTACTCTAAACTATGAAGAAGTTGAATATGAAAAACAACCATTCGCAACCAGAACTGAATTTGTAACTCCATTCTTGTTAAGTTTCTGGAGAGCAAATATTAAACTCACCCCAGCATCAGACACTTGGACTGACACTGCTAGACTCCAAGCAAAAGTTATTGATGTTGAGGGTAACTATGCCCAGGCTGTGCAAACGGCAACAAGAGAGTTTGGTGGTTTTGATCCACAAACAGGTTTAACACCGATTCTTTGGAATTCTTGGCAAACAAGGTGGACTGGAACTGATTCTGTCACCAGAAGAAGAACCAGAACAGAGGTTACTGGTAGAACCAATTTCCAAACAAGAAATGGCGAAGGTGGCGGAACCAGAGTAAGAGATTTCGAGAGAACAACAAGAACAACATTCCAAGATACTTTTGTTGATAACTTTAGAACTGGATTTGACTTTAGAAATGGCAGAAGACAACTCATTACTCCACAACTAGAGACCTCTAGTCTTGGTGATAGAACCATCAGTAGAGATGTCATCTCGTTCATGCGTTCT